TGGTGGAGTAATGGAAGTACAAGATGACTTTGAATTATTATGTTGGGATTTTGTTTCAACACCATCAAACCCAGGTTCATACATGCATGAAATACTTAAAGAGGGTAAAGCACCACAAATATACGATTACACAAGAACAAATCAAATAATAACAGAAATACTTTGTTCTAAGGGTTCTTGCCCTATAGTGTAACTTTAATAAATATTCATATACGTATAACCGTAATACACCATCATTCTATATGGTGTTCAATAATGTATAATTTTCTATTACGCTTCATGAATAAGCGTATTTCACAAACTAAATTTTGGGATTATGGCAACAAACAGAGATTTGCTAACTGAAGCAATTGCAGATGCAAAAGCCGTTAAGGAAACTGCTATCGCAAATGCTAAACTTGCTCTTGAAGAAGCTTTCACTCCACATCTTAAATCTATGCTAGCTGCAAAGTTAGATGAAATGGATAAAAAAGATGATGATATGAAAGAAGAAAAAGAAGAGAAAGTTGACGAAAACAGCGAAACTACTCTTTATGATTATGCTAATCCAACTGCTGGACCTACTTTAGACCCTGAACCGAAAAAGGTCGGGAAAAGTACTTCTAAAAGCTATGCTGATAAAGCAAGCGTAATGAAGGACATTAAAGAAGAAGAGAAAGAAGATATGGATGAAGAAATCAATTTAGATGAGTTACTTGCTGAACTCGAAGATTCTAAGAAAGGTAACAAAGAAGAACAGAAAAAGATGGAAGGCGCTATCAGAGATGATAGAGACCACATTAAAGATCTTGAAGGTGATATCAAAGACAACGAAAAGAAATTAGCTAAATTAAAAGCTGATGAAAAAAAAGATGTTAATGAATCAGAAACAAGAGATTTAGACGAAGCAAAAGACGAAGACGACAAGAAAATGGATGAAGCGAAAGCTGAAGACAAAGAAGACGTTAAAGAAGATGCTCGTACTGACGCTGAAGAAGAAGGTTACCTGGATGGAGAAAAGGACGAAAAAGAAGACATGGATGACAAGGACATTGACCTTGAAGATATGTCGGAAGACGACCTTAAAGGATTTATCGAGGATGTCATTAAAGACATGGTTGTCGATGGCGAAATTGAGCCAGGCGACGATTTTGTTGAGGACGAAGTTGAAGTTGTAGATGTTGACGACATGGAAGTCGAAGACTCTATTGACGTAGACGTAGAAATCGACGAAGCCAAAAAAGACGAGGATGTGAAAGAAGGCTACGGCAAAAAGTACGAAGAAGACGACATGAAAAAAGAAGAAATGTCCAATCCAGTACAACGTAAAGGTGATTCTGAAAGAAGAAAAGGTGGAAAGTTTTCCGCTGAATCAGAGCCTGAACGTGAAACCGAGAAAATGCGTAAAATGGAAGAAGATCTTGAGGAAGCCATTAATTCAGTAAATGAATTAAAAGGTGAACTTAATGAGGTTAATTTATTGAACGCTAAACTTCTTTACACAAACAAAATCTTTAAAGCTAAAAACTTAACTGAAAGTAAAAAAGTTAAGGTATTAAAAGCATTTGACAAAGCTAAGGATGTAAGACAAGCTAAAACTATTTTTGAAACATTATCTGAAGGTTTACTAGATAAATCTCCAATTAATGAATCAATTAAAGGATCTGCAAGTAAGGCTACAGGTTTAGAACCTAAAGCTTCAAAACAACCTATCATTGAGTCAAATGATGTTTACAACCGTATGCGTAAGCTTGCGGGATTAATTTAAAAATTTTATTAACCAATCTAAATTTAAAACAATGAGTTTAAATTCTTTATTAGAAAGCGCTAACCCATATCACTCTATGCAGAGTGATGCAGCTAAATTAGCTGGTAAATGGGAAAAGACAGGTTTATTAGAAGGTTTAGATGGTGCTCATAAAAATAACATGGGTATTATTCTTGAAAACCAAGCTAAGCAACTTGTTGTGGAAAGTTCTCAAACAGGTGGAGGTTCTGCTTCCTCTGGTACTTTCCAAAGCCAAACTGCCGTTAATATCGGTGGTCAATGGGCTGGAGTTGCTCTTCCATTAGTAAGAAAAGTATTTGGTCAAATCGCTGCAAAGGAATTTGTTAGCGTTCAACCAATGAATCTTCCTTCTGGTTTAGTATTCTTCTTAGACTTCCAATATGGTACAAACAAAGCTCCTTTTTCCGCAGGCGATAGCCTTTACGGTAATAGTAGCGATGCTTTGAATCCATTTGGAAATGATTCACAAGGTGGACTTTATGGTGCAGGTAGATTTTCATATTCTACTCAAACTACAGCTTCCATTATAAATTCTGTGAATGTAGTATCAGGATCTTGGTCGGATTTCGACTTCGATTCAACATATTCTGCGTCTGCTGCTCAAATAGCTGCTGACTGGAGAGTAGTAACATTCAACACTTCAAGTATTCCTTATATTGATCCATGGGCTGTTAAGTCATTTGGTTTGTATTCTGGTTCAGAATATACAATAAGTGGAGCTGGAGATGGTGGAATGCAATTACCTGCATTTAGTAGATATGGTGGTGGTGCTACAATAGCATTTGTAGTTTCTGCTTCTTACTGGCCAGGAAATGATACAACTACATTATGTACTGTATCTTCTTCATTACAACCTACTGATCAATACAGAGGTGATTTTGAAGCTGGAAATCCAAAACCTAACGTAAACAATGATGGTGGTAACGGTGCTAATGGTGCTATTACTGGATCAGGTGGAGTTGGTTGCTGCCCAGATCAGGTTATTCCTGAAATTAACGTACAGATGAAATCATCTGCTATCGTAGCAAAAACTAAAAAGCTAAAAGCTGTTTGGACTCCTGAGTTCGCTCAAGATCTTAACGCTTACCATGCATTAGATGCTGAAGCTGAATTAACTTCAATCTTAAGTGAGTACATTTCGTTAGAAATTGACTTAGAAATCTTAAGTATGTTGATTAATGCTGCTGGAGCTGGAACTGAAGTATGGTCTGCTCAAAACAACGTTGCATTTACTTCTCAAGCAGGTAATGGTGTAACTACTGACTTAGGGTTCTATAACTCTCAAGGACAATGGTTCCAAACTTTAGGAACTAAAATCCAAAAGTTAAGTAACATCATTCACCAGAAAACTCTTAGAGGTGGTGCTAACTTCTTAGTATGTTCTCCAACTGTAGCTACAATCTTAGAATCAATTCCAGGATTTGCTGCTGATTCAGATGGGGATGCTGCTAAAGCAAGTTATGCTTTCGGTGTACAAAAAGTCGGCCAATTAAATGGTAGATATAAAGTATACAAAAATCCATATATGACAACTAACGTTATCTTATTAGGATTTAGAGGAGGTCAATTCCTTGAAAGCGGTGCTGTATTTGCTCCTTATATTCCATTAATCATGACTCCATTAGTATATGATCCAGACACATTTGTGCCTAGAAAAGGTCTATTGACTAGATATGCTAAGAAAATGGTTCGTCCTGAATTCTATGGTAAAATTGAAGTTAGTGGTTTAAATACTCTTTAATCCATAATTAATTTTAATTATTAAATTAAGCCCCGCATAGCGGGGCTTTTTTTTTATATTTATAATAATAAAACTATTTTCAATATTTATAACAAAATAATTTAATATGAATGTACCAATTTGGCCAGGTTCAAGTTCTTTTGCTTCAGGTTCTGGAGATACACCATTTGGATTTTATGACGCACAAACCGATTTTCAAAACGATGCAGATAAAGTAGCTGTATTTTGTGCAAATAGATTAGGCTACCCTTTAGTTGATGTTGAATTACAATCAGGATCTTTTTATACGGCATTTGAAGAAGCTGTTACTACATATGGTAATGAGTTATATGCCTATAAAGTAAGAGATAATCAATTAACTTTAGAAGGTTTACCAACTAGCTCTGTATTAACTCAATCTTTAATAACACCAAGTTTTGAACCAATAGTAAGACTTACAGAAATGTATGGTGCTGAAGCTGGTTCAGGAGGTAATGTTCCTTGGTATTCAGGTTCTTTTGCTTTAGAAGCAGGTAAACAAGATTATAATTTTACTACTTTTATGAATGATAACGATATTACAGGTTCAGCAGCTGAATTTGGTATCGAGGTAAAAAGAGTATTTTATCAACCACCATATCCTGCATCTGCTTTATTTTTATCCCCATATAATGGATTTGGATTTGGAGGTGCTATAGCAGCAGGTATTGCTGGTGTAGGTGGATTTGGAGGTGATTTTGGATTTTTAATGATGCCTTTAAATTATGATTTACAAGTTATTCAAGCTATTGGTATGAACCAAATGGTAAGAAGAAGTAATTATAGTTTTGAAATTCATAAAGATAAATTAAGAGTATTTCCAATACCTCAAGCTAATGGAGATAAAAATTATACAGGTCAATTAAGAATAAATAGAAATTTAACAATAAGTGGATCAATCCCAACTACTACAGTTGATCAAACGTCTGCGGCGTTAGCATTAACAGGTATATCAGGTAGTGGCGCTACTGGTACATTTACATCAGCTAATAATAAAATCACAAAAGTAACTGTTGTAGCAACAGGTAGTGATTATGTTCAAAATGATATAATAACTGTTACTTCACAATCACTACAAACAGCAGGATTTGGAACTGTATCAAATGATGTTACAATAAAAATAAGCAACAATGATATTCAGTATACCTGTGGTGCAGGTAATCTTTGGTTTGAATATATAATTAGAGATGAAAGAATTAAAGGATCAGTTAGAAATTTACCTGATAGAGTAACAAATGTTTCAAATGCACCTTATGCTAATCCAAATTATGATTATATTAATTCAATTGGTAGACAATGGGTATTTGAATATACTTTAGCACTTTCTAAAGAAATGTTAGGATATGTAAGAGGTAAATATTCAAGCATACCAATACCAAATGCAGAAGTAAATTTAAATCAAGGAGATTTAATATCAGCTGCTACAGCAGAAAAAACAGCATTATTAGAAAGATTAAGAAATTATCTTGATGAAACATCAAGACAAGCATTATTAAATCGTAGGGCATCTGAAGCAGAAGCTAAAATGACTGAGTTACAACAGGTTCCTTACACAGTTTATATAGGATAATATGGCAATGTTTACCACACAAAGGGATATGTCTCTGGTTAGGAAACTAAACAGAGAATTAATGGGTAATATTATTACTCAACAATGTTCTGTTTACCAATTTAAATTAGAAGAAACAAAAGTTAATTTATATGGTGAAGCAGATGCAGAAAAATATTATGATGGTCCTTTTATTTTTAATGTTCTTATAAATAGAACAAATGAGCAATATGCTGAAAATATTGAAGGTGTACAATTTGGTCAGCCAATTGAATTTTATTTCTTTAGAGATGATATAAAAGATGCTGATGTTTTAATTAGAGTTGGTGATATTATTTTATATCAAGAAGCTTATTACGGTGTACAAAGTACAGTTGCTAATCAATATTGGGGAGGTAAAAATCCATCATATCCTAATAACGTAAACCCATTAAATCCGGGATTAGAAAATTTTGGTAATAATTTATCAGTATTAGTTTCTACTTACTACATACCAGCAGATAAAGTAGCAATTTCACCATATAGAGAAAGAATATAATGGCAAAACCTAGAAAACCCATACCGAAAACACAAAGACAATTAAGTGTTGAAAAACAAACTGCTTTTAAAGGCATTGAAAATAGAGGAGATGTAGGCAACCCAAATTTTGCTGATGAAAATATTAATGCTAATTCCCAAGCAACAGGAATAGAATTTAATAGGTCTACTCAAATGAGTATGAAAGACGATGATACTAAACAATATTCTGTTGGTATACAAGATTTAGATGAAGCTGTTTTTTATTATTTTCAAAATATTATTAAACCCTTTGTAATACAAAATGGAGTTAGAAGAGAAGTACCTGTTATATATGGTGCTCCTGAAAGATGGAAATCATTCCAAAGAGATGGTTATTATAGAGATAAACAAGGTGCAATAATGTTACCTATTATAGTAATTAAAAGGGATACAATATCAAAAGATAGATCAGTTGCAAATAAATTAGATGCAAATCAACCTAATTTATATGGTGTTTGGCAAAAAAGTTATAGTTCAAAAAACTTTTATGATAATTTTTACACATTAAATAATAGAAAACCCGTTGATGTATTTCATGCTGTTGCTCAACCTGATTATGTAACCTTAGAATATAGTTGCTTAATACAGACTTATTATATGTCTCAATTAAATAAAATAATAGAAGCATGTGAATATGCATCAGATGCATATTGGGGTAATCCAGAAAGATTTAAATTTAGAGCTTTTATAGATCAATTTACTACTGCAACAGAATTAGTACAAAATCAAGATAGATTAGTAAAAGGTACTTTTGGTATAAGAATGAGGGGTTATATAATACCTGATACAATTCAAAAAGAATTAAAATCAATGAAAAAATATAATTCTAGAGCTAAAGTTACAATAACTAATGAAGTTGTACGTGATATGAGGGATTTAAACCCGATAAGGAATCCTACATTAGATGGTAGAAAAAGAAATTAATTTTAACATATTTCTAATATATTTATAACCAAATATAAAGCATTATGTCAAAACAGTTATCAGAAAAAGAAGTTTCATTATTAAAAAGTTATCAACAACGAAATAGTGATATAATATTTAGTTTAGGAAACATCGAATTAAATAAGATGGTTCAAAACGAACAAAAAGAGGAGTTATTTAAAGTATTTAAAGAACTTCAAAAAGAACAAAACAATACTGCCAAAGAATTAGAAGAGAAATATGGTAGTGGTAGTATAAATTTAGAAACAAAAGAAATAATCTCAAAAAATTAAATTTTTGAAATAATTTTTCATATTTATAACAAAATAAATAACAAAATTTTTAATATAAGAAAATGGCAGAAACATTAATATCTCCAGGTGTATTAGCAAGAGAAAATGACCAATCATTTATCCAGCAAAATCCCGTCGAATTTGGTGCCGCTATTATAGGACCAGCTGTAAAAGGACCAGTTGAAATACCTACACTAGTTACTTCTTTTAGTGAATATCAAGCAATATTTGGTACCACAGTAGAAAGTGCTTCTAGAGAGTATGGATATTTGACATCGGCTACAGCAAATAACTATTTTAGACAAGGAGGCACGTCCCTTTTAGTTACTAGAGTTACTCATGGTGAGTTCACACCTGCATTTACTTCAGGTAGTACAGCCGGTTCAGGTAATTCAGGTATAATGAATGTAGCTACTTCAGAATCACTACAAATACAAACGATTTCAGAAGGTGCTATAATGAATAATCTTCAAGCTGCAGATTCGTCTGGTGGTACTTTAGATTCAGGATCTTTAGATAATGTTAGATGGGAAATTAGTGGTGTTAACACTGGTTCAGGTATCTTTTCTATTATAGTAAGACAAGGTAATGATACATCAAATCAAAAATCAATTTTAGAAACTTGGAATAATTTATCACTTGATCCGTTTGCTGCCAACTATATTGAAAAAGTGATAGGTAACCAAAGTTACAATATTAGACAAGATGGTGCCGATTATTATGTACAAGCTTCAGGAAGCTATGTAAATAAAAGTAAATACATATCAGTAAAACAAGTAAACCTTCCAACACCAAATTTCTTTGATAATAATGGAGTTGCTTCAAGTGGTTCATTTAATGGAGTTTTAACTTCTTATCATGAATTTATCCCAGTAGCAGGTTCAGGATCATTTACAGGTGCTTTAGGATACAATGTACAAGCTGCAACGTCACCAATGAAATTTAATCAAGATATTTCTAACACAAATATTCAAGGATTAACTGCTACAGATTATTCACAATCAATTTCATTATTAAATAATCAAGACGAATATAATTTTAATGTAATAGTAACACCAGGACTAATAGCTGACTCAACATATGCAGCACATATTGTTCAAGTTAATTCATTAGTAGCATTAGCAGAAAATAGACAAGATTGTATAGCAGTAATAGATGTTTCAAAATATGGAAGCACAGTTTCTGCAACAGTTAATAGTTCAACAGCATTTGATTCAAGTTATGCTGCTACTTATTGGCCTTGGCTACAATCAATAGATCCAACTAGTGGACAAACGGTTTGGTCGCCAGCTTCTGCGTTTATACCGGGTGTATATTCATTCACTGATGCTTCATCGGAACCATGGTTCGCTCCAGCAGGTTTAATTAGAGGATCGCTAGGTAACGTAATTAGAGCCGAGAGAAAATTAACATCAGGTAATAGAGATACTTTATACACTGCAAATGTAAATCCAATAGCTACATTCCCAGGAAGAGGAGTTGTAGTATTTGGACAAAAAACATTACAAGTTAAAGCAAGTGCTTTAGATAGAGTAAATGTTAGAAGATTATTAATTACTTTAAAAAGCTTCATAACTCAAGTATCAGATAACTTAGTATTTGAACAAAATACAATAGCTACAAGAAATAATTTCTTAAGCCAAGTTAACCCATACTTAGAATCAGTACAACAAAGACAAGGATTATACGCGTTTAAAGTTGTAATGAATGAAACTAACAATACACCAGATGTAATTGATAGAAACGAATTAGTAGGTGCGATTTATTTACAACCAACTAAAACAGCTGAATTTATAATTTTGGATTTCAACGTACTGCCAACAGGAGTTGAATTCCCAGCGTAAAAAAATAAAAATAGAATATTTATAACAAGAATAAATAATTAGATAAAATGGCAATATTAGACCCAAACGAAATATTTTACACAGCTTTTGAGCCAAAGCAACAAAATAGATTTATCTTATATGTTGATGGAATTCCTTCTTACCAGATTAAAGGAGTTGGAGCTGTTTCACTAACACAAGGTACAGTTCAATTAAACCACATCAACGTTGCAAGATACGTAAAAGGAAAAACTCTTTGGAATACAGTTTCAATGACATTATTTGATCCTATTACACCGTCAGGAGCTCAAGCGGTAATGGAATGGGTTAGATTACATCACGAATCAGTAACTGGTAGAGATGGATACAGTGATTTTTATAAAAAAGATCTTACATTTAATGTATTAGGACCAGTAGGTGATATTGTTTCTGAATGGATTATTAAAGGAGCTTTAATTACAGAAGCTGGATTTGGTGATTATAACTGGGATAATGAAAATGCTGCGCAAGAATTATCATTAACCGTACAACCTGATTATTGTATCTTAAACTTCTAATACAAGTTTAAAGAAATATTAAAAATAGCTTGGCTCCGCCAAGCTTTTTTTTTATATTGATATGTATTAACAAACGTTATTAAATAAAGACTATGGCTGATTTTAAATTCCCCACTGAAGAGATAGACTTACCTTCAAAAGGAAAAGTATATCCAAAAGAAAACCCATTATCTTCTGGGAAAGTAGAAATGAAATATATGACTGCTAAACAAGAAGATATATTAACTAATCAATCATATATCCAAAAAGGTATTGTATTAGATAAATTATTAAAATCATTAATTATTAATTCAAAAATTAATATTGATGATTTAGTAGTAGGTGATAAAAATGCTTTATTAGTAGGATGTAGAATTTTAGGATATGGAAAAGATTATGAAGTAACAATAGGTAATAGTAATTACACTATTGATTTAAGTACTTTAGAAAATAAACCATTTGATGAATCCTCTATAGAACAAGGTAAAAATGAGTTTTCTTATACTTTACCTTCTAACAGTTCAGTATTAACTTATAAATTACTTACTGGAAAAGATGAAAAAGCAATTGATAGAGAAATTAATGGGTTAAAAAAAGTTAATAAAGATTCATCTCCTGAATTAACTACTAGATTAAAAAATATGATTCTATCAATAGATGGAAATGAAGAAAAAAAAGATATTAGAGAATTTGTAGATAATTATTTATTGGCTCGTGATTCTCGTGCTTTTAGAGAGCATGTTAAAAAAACACAGCCAGATATTGACTTAACTTATGTAGTTGATAGCGGGGAGGAGGTCGCAGTGCCCATTGGGCTTAACTTTTTTTGGCCTGACGCCTAAGGCAG